CCGCAGCAGGCCGTGCAGCAGGTTGGTCCTGCGGGTGTGGAATAAAAAACAAGCCGGTGACAGAAGCCGGCAAATGTATGAATTGTGAGACAGAAGATAGTAGAGCACCAAATACTATACCGATTTCGAGTACGTATAAAGTTTCCGTAGACCCTGGAGTGCTAGACAGAAAAAGTTTCCCTATTCTGGTAATGGGCGAGTCTAGTGGCGAGGAAGGGGTTGAATCATCTGCGCAGGTAAACGCAGAAAAATTAGCTATTTTACGAAACAATTTCATGTATTATAAGGACAAGATTGCCAGGAGCAAACAGTACGAACAGGAGTTTCTCAGAAAGAAGATGTTTTTAAAAGAAAGTAAGAATCTGCAGAGCAAATTCGAAAATAGAGGAGATATAATGATCGGCAAATCCATAATAAGTAGGAAATGTAGCACTAGCAACACTGTAGCAAGTAATGTACAAACTGTAGAGCAGAAAATACTTAATGCAGAAAGCGGTTTACACCGTTTCGGCGCACCTGGTGTGCTAGATAATGATGATGTAGAAGGGGTACATGTAACTATAAACGAATGTAGCTATAGCTCTGATGAAATCAACGAACACGACGAAAAAGTGAGGCGTGATGAACGAAAAATGATACCCAAGTCAATCAATCGACGTTTTGCGAGCTACCCCGTGCCCGCAGCATTGCTGGTAAATGGCTTCGGGAAATACGAGGCTTGTGTCTTCTCAGACGCAGAATATCTTGTAATAGATAGACTGGAAGGGGAGTTTGATGAAATGGACACATGGTACAATTATTACAATACTGGAGTGCAAGCGAGGTTGATTCCTGTGTCGGGTGCAACTTACGTGTACTACAAGGTTGACCAAGTACTGGCGCCCGTAACAAAACAAATATTGGCTGCATTGTCGAGACATTTCATCGAGGACTATACTGGTTACTACAACGACTGGTGTACAGATGACAACGTCTTCCTGCAATTTGGCCGGCGAGCAGGAGAGGTTATGACTCCAGGGGAAGTAACGGATACCGAACTAGAGAATTTGCCAAGGGCGGACATTTCTTCTCTCCATCATACTCATTTCACAGCTCAGGAAGTGTGGGACGTATTGACCAGTGAAGAGCGGAACAGAGCCAGGAAGGCCTGGTCTTTGAAAAAAATTGCCACGACCACCATGATGGGAGGTATGATGTTATGGTGCGCCAGCGTTTCGGACGAAACAGTCGAAAAGGTCGAAAAAGCCGGCTTGTTTTCAGTGGGCTCAGTCCAAGAATTCACTAAACTTGGTAAGTCTATATCAGTGAGGGCTAAGTCATATCAAAATATTGTGGCTTCAGACTTAAGAGATGTGTTCGAACTCGACGTCCTGGTGAACAGGGTAACCGGAGAAGTGGACTGGAGGGCTGAGAAGAAGAACCGGACTGAACCGTGTTTGACGAAAATACCCTACAAGACGGTATATGAGACAGCAAAAAAACTGTTCTCTAAATATGATCCAGACAGAGAAAAATATAGACGTCTGGATTGGAAGAAATACTGGGGAGCGAGATGGCAATGGTCTGCTTCAGGGTCAATACATAGTCAATATGCTGAAGACACAGAAGGGCTGCCCAAAGAGAGGGAGCTGCGTAATAAGTTCATAGCACTAAATATAGCGGAAGATGTGCCAATTGAACATTATTTGAACCGTAGACCCGAGCTACACGCATGGTCTTCTGTGAAGTACGAGTGGGGCAAACAGAGAGCTATATACGGATCGGACATGACCAGTTACGTGTTAACACACTTTGTGTTTTTTAATTGTGAGGACACGTTACCATCAGATTTTCCGGTTGGTTCGAAAGCAAGACCCTCATACGTATCATCTAGGGTTCGGGCCGTGTTGAGAAGAGCGACACCTTGGTGTGTGGACTTTGAAGACTTTAATAGCCAACATTCCAACTCAAGCATGGTGGCAGTGCTCAACGCTTACCTTGATGTTAACAACGATAGAATGTCTGATGAACAGAAAAAAGCGGCCAAATGGGTAGTTGAATCTGTTTTAAACACTAGAGTTACAGACAACATGGGGTTGAAAGAAACGTATAAGGCCAAGGGAACTCTAATGTCCGGGTGGAGACTCACGACGTTTGTGAATTCTGTTTTGAACTACATCTACACGCGAGAGATGCTTGGGAAGGAAACTGCTGTGCGTAGGTCTGTTCATAACGGAGATGACGTGTTATTAGGTGTAACTAATTTCAAACTAGTCACTTCCGCAGTGGGGCAAGCACGTAATTTAGGCATAAGATTACAAAGGTCTAAGTGTGCATTCGGAGGCATAGCAGAATTCTTGAGAGTCGACCATGTTAGAGGGGAGACTGGACAGTATTTGACGAGGAACATCGCCACGTTAATGCATTCTAGGATAGAGTCAAAAATCTCGTTGTCGGTCAGAGACATAGTGTCATCCATGGAGTCCAGGTTCAAAGAGTTTGTACAACGAGGGGGAAGCAAAGACTTAGTTGTTAGGCTCAGGAGGAGGTATTATTCTAGGATAGCACCGGAGTTTAACCTGACGGCAGCACAACTCTACGTCGTCAAAACATCTCACGCAGTAGTCGGGGGGTGTTCAGAAAGCAGATCGGCACCTGTAGACGTGCTGATCGACTACAAGAAAGAGGGTGAAGTTGAGGGCTTACCCAAGCATTTACCAGGGGTAATAGCTTATGCCAGAGCTCTCAAAAAACAGTTAGAACTGAAGGTAGAGCTACCTGAGGTGATAACGCGAATATATAGTGCGACCGAGAACGCGGTCAAATTGGTGAGGGAACAAGTTTCTTTCAATAAGCCAAGAGACGTCATGCGGTATAAAAGGTATAAAGCACTGTATAAAGCACATAAGGAGGTTGCAGAGACGCCAACTTTTGGGAAAGCGATGTTAACAGGATTTCTGTTTGATGTACTGGCTGCTAAGAGCAGGTCCAGAACATTAATAATGATACTCAACAACGCTAAGAATCCAATGGATTTCCTAAAAGTGGTGACGTAAGCACCTCCTGATGGGCTCAG